AAAAATGTTTGTGGAAGCTGAAAGCAAGAGAATTGGTAATTCTGTTATTCCCAATTTTTTTTATAAAAAAATGAAAGATGGGGATGATCTGCTGATTAAAGCAGATATAGAAACAAGAGTTGAAAATATATATTTAGAATATATTAAAGATAATAATATTGTTATAGATAGAAGCTGGTGGAAAAAGCAGTATTTAAGATGCATGAATGGATATACCATCGAAAATGCCATTACTAAGGGTGGTGATTACTTTATCGATGGTTGGGATGTTGATTGGTTAAATAATGGCAGAGATGCCTATTTGCCGGAATATAAAGTTACCTTTAAGAATAACTCTCTGACTATTCCAGGTCGATTGTATTTCTATTTGAACTTTTGGCCTATTATTAGAAAAGTGGAAGGCGAAAAACGAAAAGACTTTTTAAGGCCAAAGTTTCTTGATATTGACTTGGGATTTTTCATGAGGATAGTTTTACAGCAGCTTTTAAATAAAAATAATCTTGAATATAAAGGTAGACAGTTAGGAGCATCTGAAAAAAGTGCTGGTGGGATTATGGGATGGAATTATACATTCCTTCAAAATATACAGAATATTATTGTCTCGATGGAAGATAGTGATCAAGAAAATACATTTGAGAAAACTGAAAATGGTCTTGAATATTTAAGGAATACACAGTTTTATAAAATTGCAAAGCCTTATCGTCCGACTGATCACTATATTAAATCTAAATATACTGGTAGTTGGATTCGCGGTATAACAACTAATGGAAAGGATCAAGCACTGTCAAGATATACTCCCTATTGGGTATTATATGAAGAGGTTGGAAAATGGCGTGCTGGCCATGTGCAGGCTGTTTCTACTTATGTAGAGTCTTCTCAAAAAGCAGAAGAATCTGGTACGATGGATAGAACCGGGTTTGGAACATATATAGGTACTGCTGGTGACATGAAGTTAGGTGCTGCTGATATTGAAGACATGCACTATAATCCGGATGACAATAACATATTAAAATTCAGGAACAAATTTTCTTTGACCAAGAATTGGGAGCAATATGTCTCTAATTTTATTTCTGCTGACTTCTTTAAATCTATTGATAAAGATGGTAACTCTAATAAAGAAGAAGGATATAAAATTGTTGAAGAAACCATCAAGAATATCAAAGATCCAAAGAAACGCTATATTAAAAGGACACAAAATCCTCACTATGCAGAAGATGGTTTTATGGCCGGAGAAGATGGATATTTTGGGCCGGATAAGATTATCAAGCTAAATAATAAAGCTTCAGCATTTAGGAAAGGGATTGTTCAGGATATGACAAGAACCGGTATTCTTATTCCTAAAGATCCTAAAAATTGGAGAAAGGGTATGGAGTTTCAAGATCATGATGATGGATGGTTACATATTGCAGAAGAACCAATAGAAGATGAACATGGAGATATATATCGGAATTTGTATTTCCCAGGAACAGATAGTTATGATCAAGATGAAGCATTTACAAGTACCTCAAAGGGGGCAATGGTTGTAAGAAAAGGGTTTTTGCCAGGAGATCCTTTGTATAATGTTAATGTAGCTTATATTTTAAATAGACCAAAGAAAGAACATGGTGGTGCCAAAGAGTTTTACAAAAGGACATTGTGGACTTGTATCTATTACGGGTTTGCGAAAAATAATATAGAGCACGCTAATTTACGTATATTTGATTTTTATGAACAAGCAAAGGCTACAGATTTGCTTATGGGTAGGCCAAAGTTTGCTTTAGCAAATAAGTCAAATCTAAATACATCTAAAGTTTCAAATGTATATGGAACAGATAAAGCATTAAAACCAGCAATATTAGCTATACTTGCAGAAGATTTAACAGATGACTTTATTGAAAACATACAATTTAGAGAAGAAGCTGTTCGGCTTGCAAAGTTTAAATACTATCCAGGAGAAAAAAACAAGGCTTTAAACTGTGACTATACTATTGCTGCTGCAGAAGCAGCCTTAAACTATAAAGAGCATATACGAAAAGCAGCATATAGCTATACTGAAAAAATAAAAAAGAAAGATGATAAGCGCTCTTATTATGTTACAATAAATGGAAGGCTTGTTAAACAATACGATTAAATATAGGAACTATGGAAGTTATACAGGATTATAATGATATTGAACAGACAAGAAAAGTCATAAAGGAAAACCTTCAGGAGTTTACTGACAGTGGTTATAAGACACTACGGGATAACGATATTAAAAACTATATGCAGTATTATGGCTTTTATGATCGCTCGAAGTTTGATCACATACGAAAATTTAGTGAACGAGAATTGCCGGCTTTACCGCGTAAAATAAATCTACAGCAAAATGCTATCAATATTTTACTTAGCGAAAGAGCATTAAGGCCTATTCCGGGTGCTCCGCGAATATATGATCGACAAGTATCTATTGAGCGTTTTAATAATGTGATAAAGCAGAAAATAAATATTTTGCTTCAAGCCAATAGAGCTAAGTATTATAAGTTTACTGCAGACATTGAGTCTATAAAGATGAAGATGCAAGAGATAGAATCACAAATGAAAAGGGAGCCAAAGTCTGCAGAAGATGCTGAACGAATTAAACAACTTGCTACCAATATGCCATATGTGAAAAATCAGTTTTTTCAGATAATGGATTCTATCAAAGATCAACAGTTGCTCTCAGAAAAAGAGATAGAAAAGCATGAGAGGTATTTTAAATATGATTACCGGGATTACTATCAAAAGATTGCTGAAAAGATAAAGCGTAAAATCCTTAAGGAAACAAAGTTTAAGGATATAGACAATAAAGCTTTTAAATCTAAAATGATAACAGGGAAACCTATATTTCTTGTTATTAGTGAAGAGAACAAAAACAATGTTACAATTCGTAATCTTAATGAAAACACTGTTTTCTGGCCAAAGTTTTCTGGTATAAAGTGGATACAAAAAGGGCCATGGGCTGGATATTCTGAGATAATTAGTTTTCAGTCAATGATGAATCACTATGGTGTGATGATTGAAGAAAACTATGGTGAGGAAGCAATAAAGAGCTTAAAGTCGAAAAACAGGTATAATCATCCAGAGACTTTAATGGTAAGTACACCAGATGGTGGAGCTTATTTTATTGAACAACTCAATGCAGGAAATTCCCAGAATATTCAAGAAACATATAGTGGGTCTTTTCAAACTAGTTATGGAATAGAAAAGAAAACTATTTATTATAAAGCTAGTAGGAAGGTCTATATCAAAGTTTCTCCAAACAAATACAATAAGGATAAACCATTCGAACATTATGTTAATCCTTTCAAGAGATTAATCAACAAAGATGAATATACCTATAAGCCAAAAGAAGGTGTTTATGTTCATAAAAAAGATAACCTTAGAATTTTTAAGAAAGAAAATGTTGAAGTATTCTCAAAGAAAAAAGGTGAAGATTATATTGTTAAATATATTACTGATGTTTATTGTGGAGTTATTTTAGATAACCAGTATATTGTTGGTGAAAGACTTCATGATCGTGTTGTGGAAAATCCAGATGATTATGGAGATGTTAACCTACCTATTTTTGGAAAAGCATTTTCGGATGAAACAGAACAGCCAACATCACCAATTATAATGACTAATGATCTACAGGATCTTTATGATACATTATCCTTACACAGAGAAATTGCAATTGCTATTTCAGGTGCCGCAGGTGTTGTCATTGATCGTTCTCAGAAGCCTGATTCGATGGAAGAAGATGAGTGGGAATATCATATGAAGATGGGTCGTTTATACATACAAACAGCAGATGCAGAAGGAAACCCGAAGGCAAGTAATTTTAATCAGTGGAAAACATATGATAATTCAATTGGTCAAGGTGTTTTATACATTGATCAAATTATGGCCGGGATACAGGAACTTATGGGTCTTATCATTGGTGTCCCCAGGCAAAGAATTGGAGAAGTAACAAAAACAGACCAGGTTGGTACATATGATGCTTCTATTAAACAAGCTTCTTTAGTTACCCAGATTCAACATCATGACATTGATGAATTAGAGTCTCACGTTTTAGAAGAAGCAATTAATTTGTATATCAAATATCATTTAGAAGATGATGAAGGCATTTTAGATTTACATGATGATATCGGGTTTGATCAGGTTGCAATAGAGACTGATGAATTAAAGAAATATTACTTCAAAGTATATTTGGATTCTAATGAGTCAGATTCTCAGAGGATTGATATGATAAAAGAATATGCAATGCAATCTGCTTTGTCCGGAAAAGGTATTCTTGATATGGGAGATGTTGCAAAGCTGTTTAACAAAGATTCATTAAGAGATTTGATGGATACCTACGACAGTATAGTCGATAAGAAAAGATCGGCTTCTCAGGAAGCAGCACAACAGCAAATTGAGCAACAATCACAAAAGGAAAAAGAGAAGGAGCAATTAAAAGGACAAATACAACAACAGTTAGAACAAGTTAAGAATGAGTTGGAGAGTAAGAAATTACAGTGGGATGAGTATAAGCATAAGAGTGAAATGGAGCTCCGCAATAAAGAAATCACACTGGATAGTCAACTCAGATTACTCGAACTTATTAATGAGCAAAAATCAGAAGAAGAAGTTGTTCTTAATAATGATAAACATGCTATTGCTGATGAACAAATTCGTTTGTTGCAAACCAAAATAGATGCTTTATTACAGACAAGAAAAATGGATGATGATTTTGATATAAATACTAAAAAAGCATTGTCCGGAGATTCAAAAGGAAATTCAAATAATCGTGCTACAAGAAAGCTTGTCAAAGAACATGCTTCAGATAGATAATATTAATGTTAAATTAAAAGAAAAAGAAAAATGGGACAAGAAGAACAAAACACTGTGAGAACAGAAGAACAAGAAAAAAGAGAAAATTTTAATGACTTTTTTGATGATGACACTTTCGTACCAGATAACGTAAAAAGTGATCAAGGTAGTACTAAAGATGGAGGCCAAGAAGGAGGCAAGGATGATGATGATGGTGATGGTAGCTCTGAAGATGGTACTCTTAATAAAGTAAAAACAAATACAACTGGTGGAGATGATTCTGGTGATAGTGATGATGATGGTGATGATGGTAGTCAAGATGGTGCTGATGCTGGTGATGGCAAAGATGAACCTGGTGAAGAAATAAAAAGTGATGAAGAAGGAACAGGAACAAGTACTAATCAAACTGTAGAGCAAAATATAGTTGCATTTGAGAAGTACATGCAGAAGTTTGACCAGGATTATAAAGTACCTGATTCAGTAAAAAACAAAGAAAACTTGACAAATGAGGATTTATTTTCTACTTTTGAACAAGAAGTTTTTAAGAAGAAAGAGCAAGATCCTTTTATTAAAAATTACCTCCTGAGAAAAGACGAAGAAGGTTTTAATATGTCCTCTTATATCAATGAGAACAAAGAAGTAACAGACATATTAAACACCAAAGACAACAAAGAATTTCTTAAGCAAGTTTACAAGAAAAACGGACAGGTTCGAGGTAGAGAGTATACCGATGAACAGATTGAAGAGCACATTAATACTATGTCTGCTATTCAAATTGATGAACAAGCAGATAGAAATAGAGATCAACTGAAGAAAAATCTTGATAACTATTATAATAGTCAAAATGAAAAAATACAGCAGTTTGAACTCAAAGAGCTAAAGGTTTTAAATACGCGAAACAGTGAACAAATAGATAATTTTTTAAAAGAAGTCGATGCAAAAAAGAGAAGTTTACCTGTTGACATGGAACAAAAAGAATACGAAAGCTTTGTCAAAGACGCAAAAAAGCTCGTTGAAATTGATGAAAAAACAGGGACTAATCTTATTTCTGAATTGCTTAATGATGATGATTTCTTCATGGACATTTTGCCTTTTATCTACAAAAGATATTCAGGCACTTTGAAAAACTACAATCCGGATCTGAAACAAAAAGTCAAAGACAAAATCAAAAAGAACCTTAGACCGGGAGTAGATCAACAATCAAGAAGTTCAGGCACAAGTAAGCAAGCAGGAGTAACCGCAAAAAACTTCTTTGATAGTGAATAATTAATTAATAACTAAAAATCGAATTATGTTTTATTCTAGTGGAGTAGTTACGGAATCACATAAATCAATAGATTCAAGAATGCTTTTAGATGCAGGCGTTATGAATCCTGATAAGATTCCAACTATTATGCGTCTTTTCACAGACGAGGCGCCATTAATATCTGTATTGGATATTAAAGGGCAAAAAACAAACAATATTAACTATGCTACCAATGATAGCAGTTATCGCACAGTAGGAAGTAACCACATTCAATATCCAGTTGAATTTGATAAGGAACACATGGATGCATTTAAAGAAGGCCCGGATGGTCGTGTCTTTATTTGTGATCGTTCTCCTAGCAAGCCAGGTGACGGGAATAGTGAAATTGGTTTTTATGCTGATGGGAATTGGGCCGGATTTCAGGAAGTAGTAGAGCTTCCGGATAACAGAACTCAAGTATACATTCTTGATGATCCGGAAACCATTGATGAGAATACTTTCTTCTATCGAAGCAAAATCGTTGGATACAAACCAGGTGATTTTATCGATCCTAATAACTTTACCCCAGGGTATGAGTTTAAGGCAATCTACAACCTTCATGAGCAAGATTTTTCAGAGCGTTCAACTGAGAAATATATGTTCAATGGATGGGCAGATGCTTACCTCTCATTACAGCGTTTTAGCTACAGTTGGTCAGGTACAGCACGTGCTGCTGACAATGTAAAAGGTCGTTGGGTACAACATGGTAAAGGAGAGAAAAAGTTATTCCTTCCACAAGCACATGATGAGATGATGCGCCGAGCAGCTCTTTATCTAAACAATCAGCTTGTTTGGGGAAAAGCAACTGTTTCTACACAGAGTAAGGACAAGGTTACTTTGTTCAACAAATTGAACCGTGAAGTACTTGCTGGTGATGGAATCATGCACGCCAATGATGGTTATATTGATATGCCATTGAATGGTGGTTGGAACAATGCATTTATTGATGCTTTCTTGATGGCCATGGATCCATATATAAGCGCTGATATCAATGGAGTACGCGAGGTCGTTATGTTAATGACCAACAAAGCGTATTTATCTTTTGAGCGTTTTATGGGTAGCATTGGCAAAACCAATGACAACAACATTGTAGGTGATGGAGCCGATAAGGGAATCAATGATACCTACAAGTATTATGAATTGGGTGGTATTCGATTAGTGCCCAAACGCTGGAAGTCTTTGGATGCTCACAACCGTCCTGGTATGCTCAGAAAAGATGGAACAAAACAAAATGAATGGGATGTCATTGCATTTCCTACTGGAATGGTTGGAGACAAAAATGGCATTGAGTTAGTTCAGTTGCGTCCATCTTCTCAGGGAACAGTTGCCGGTATTGATCAAGGAGGAAACATTAGTAACTCTGTAGATGGTTCATCCTCGCATGTGCTGTTTCAAAATGGAGTTATTTCTCATAAGACTCCTTTCTTGATTCACAAAATATAAACTTTTAAAAAAAAGAAATAGATGACTACAGATAAAGTAATTATAAGAGCAAGTAGCCGTAAGTATAAGAAAGAAAAACAATACTTAGGCATAAGAGAAGACAATGGTAAGTTTATTACCGGTCAAGAAAAAAGTCATGAGAATCCAGATGGGTTAACTCAAGAAGAAATGAAAAACCCAGACTTGATTCCACCAGAAAAAAGAAAAAAATATCCACGTGTAATCACACCTAATACTTATTTGACAATCTATGATGGTCAAAAGTTAATGCCAGAGGGAACCGATTTAGATGAAGATGCTTTATGGGGTCTTATTAAGTTACAGCCGAATATTGCTTTGTCAAAGGCTGAACATAATCCATCAGTCCATGATTGGTATATTGAAGACCCGGTTAAAAATGAAGAGATAAAGCATAAAAAACGTAGGATTAAAAACAAGGCCACATCATATATTGATGATGTATCAACATCGCGTCTTACTACATTTTTAATCTATGCTTCTAATGTTCTTGATCGAATAACCGCTGCTCCTCAGAATATGTCTGCAAATCGTATTTATAATGTTGCATATGATATTGCAGAAGAGTTCCCAGTGGAAACCGTCAAATTCTTTGAAAATAAGGATGAGGAGATGAAAAGAAAAACCAGCATACTTGAGCTTATTACTTATGGTATCGTTGAAAAAAGAGGCAATTATTTTTATGATGGGCCTACTTATTTAGGTTCTAATATTAATGAGCTCTTGGATTATCTTGATAATTCAGAACATGCTGCAACACGGGATAAGTTTTTCAAACAGCTTCATAAAAAGAAAACCGGATCTAAGGATTATAACCTTACTCAGGAAGAAGCTGAAAGCACAGAGGCAAATCAATTGATCAAAGATGCAAAAATTGCATATGCAGATGAAGATATTGAAAAAGCCACTGAATTGCTTAATAAAGTAAAGACTAAAAGAATGAATGATCAAACACACAAAGAGTTTGAAATCTTTTATAAAAAAGTGTTTGATTATTCTACTTTGAAGGACACAAATGATATGAGTGTAAGGTTTGATGGTACAAGCTCAATGTCGGATTCTAAAACCGTAATGAATACTGATGATGAGGTGGTATCAAAAATTCCAAACACGTCTATGTCCATTGAAGAAATACGGTCTTTTTTACGGTCTAACAAAATTAAAGGTTGGACTAAAAATATGTCTAAAGAGGAATTGATTCAGTTATTTTTAAATAAATTGTAATGGATTATATTACCGCACATAAAGAGTTCTTGCAACTCATCAAACTTGAGAACACGTCTACAGTTGAACCTGAAGAATTCGAAAAGTATTTTAATAATGCTCAAGAGTCATTCGTTAGGGATAACTATATGATGGGTTCTGACTCTAAGCAAATGATTATAGATAACATACAACATCTTCGTATTTGTACGGATTCAAAGCATGTTTGGAAAAACAATCTGCTCGATCCTATGATCCCAGATACTAGTTATTCTATGAAGTTGCCTATGAGTTGGGGTTATGATTATACAGATGTTAATGGTGACATAAAGGAGTTACCAAAATATCTGAGACTTGAGAGTATGATGGCAAGAATTATTTATGGCGAAAGTGATCCTTGTAAAAGGACAGGTGTTTCTGATTGGAAAAAGATGCATTATCTAAAATCCAGAATGAGAGGATCGATTAAAGAAAATCCTTTAAGGGTAGTCTCTAATGATCGAATATACTATCATTTAGCTGGTAACAATGCAATTTTTGATCTTTATGGTACATCTGAAATACATAGTATCCAAATGGAATATTATAGATGCCCTGTAGATATTGCTTATAATAATGGGACAGGAGCACAAAGTGCAGACAGTCCCGATTATCCTCAATATAATTCAGCAGCAGAAATAATAAATCCGGAGTTAACAACTGAGGATATACGTATTGTACTTAGAATAGCTGCAAGATATTACCTTGAAGGCGTTAAATCATAAAGAATTCAAACATTTAAATAATAAGTTATGAGTAATCCGAAATATCGCCCATTAAATCTCTTTCTGCCTGAAGTAAATGCAGAGGTTTTAGGTGCGTATAAAGATACAATTTCAGGCAAAAGAAAGCTTATCCTCAATGATGTGAATCCTGAATTACCAGGACAAACAGTTGGTGGTACTGCAGATGATAAAATTAGCGTTAAAATGTCTTTTTATCATCCTGGAGCAGCAAGTGGTAAGCTATTGAAGTTAAATGACAATCTTCCTTCTGACGATTATAAACACCGCATTTTGGTTTATGAACGTCATTACCAGGATGGAAGAAAAGAATGGCCTAAACCACGTGTTATTGCCCAGGTTAATTATTCCGATGCTGGATCGAAGACCATGGATGAGATGTATAATGATGCAAAGGAAATGATTAATTCGACCTATGGTGAAGATCTCAATGATCGAGTAAAAGCGTATAAGGCCTGGATTATTGAAGATGGTGACAGTACTGATGCCAGTAAGATTGATATCACTATTGATGGAACAACTACTACGGTAACATCTACTTCTGCATATGATATAAGTGCAGACATTAATGCTGAAACAGACGTTAATGATGATGTACTAGCTCTTAATTTAGGTAGTGACAAACATCTTATTCTGGTTGTTTCAGAAAAGACTGTTTCTATTGAGGAAAACACCGACATCACAATTGAGGACAGTTATCTTTATCTTAAAGGATTTGATGCTAAAAAACCATTTGACGTAGAAGTGTATTCAGACTTTGCAGAGATTTATGATTTTGCAATGGCTGGAATTGATATAAGCAATGTATCAACTGCTGATGTGAATATTTACAGCAAAAACAACCTTACTGGTGAAGATACAGTTACTGAAGTTTCAGAAACATCTATGAGTGGTGTATTGACTGCTGTCAATGATGCTGTAACTGAATTGGCTGCTTATAATGTCTTTGATACAGTTTATATTGTAACAGTTCCTGAAGTAGGACGTGCTATGATGATTACTATTCCCAAAGGTTCTACCTTGGAACAAGTAGGTCTTGCTGTGTCCGGTGTTGGCCAGAAACCAAAACTCGATTACGATAGTGTTTATGATCGTTTTGCTAACGTTGTTGGTACTGATGAGTTTGCTCACATTTTAGGCAAGTATATACAACTCCCGCGAAAGGGTGTTGAATATTGCCAGCTAAGCTACAAAGGTTATGTAAGTGATCATCGCGCTCTTCATGGTGCTGGCCATGCTGTAAGTTACCTCTATGAAGTCAACCTTTTCATGCCATATGATGATATCAAAAATGGAGAAGATCATTGGCTGGAATCTGGTGATACTGCAAATAATGCTTATGCAAAAGTTGTTGATTCTCCAACAAAGGATTTTGGTGAATTAATAGAATTTTGGACGGGTACTAATCCTATGACTTAAATTTCTTCATGATTAAGCGGGGCTTCACGGCTCCGCTTTTCTTAATTTTTTTATCTATGGCAACAATAAAAATGCATGTAAGCAAGATTAAAGAAAAGATTACAAATTTCCATCCTAGTAATGATCTTAGTGTTCCTGATTTATTCATATTAGAAAAGATGAATGATGTCAGGGAAACTCTTATTAGAAGAGAACAACAAGTGAAGAATAACTTGGAAATGTATTATCAATATGATTGTTGCTATCAGATAAAATGCCTTAAAACATCATGTACTATTGATGGTGTTACATTTATTGCTGATGGTGCTTTACATTATATTGAGATGCCAGATTTAATACCTGGTATTGAGAATCCGATTACATTTTTAGGTGACCAGGATGGAAGAAAATATAGTCGCTTATCATTAAATAGTTTCTTAAAACAAGAACATTTAGGTGCTGCTGGTATGTTGCCGGCCTATACAATAGTTGGTGATAAAATATGGATGAAGAATGCTACTATATCCGGAAAGTTATTTGCTTGTATGAATGTACTAAAGAAAAATCCTCTTTCTCCATGTGAAGATTGGGATAAAGAATATCCTGTTCCTTCTACTTATAACCTTGAGCTTATGGTAACAAAAGATATTTTATCATCTTATGGTATTCATATAGATGCTACTTCAAATGAAAGTGACGATAGGAATATAAGCTCTGAAGTATATAAGCAGTATGAACAATCACAACAACAAGAACAACAACAAAAGAATGACTAATGTACGTAACTATTATATACCCATACATAACTCAAATAGATCATGAAGACTATGAGTTTGAACCATGGTCTCAATATGACTATGTACGGACATATGAGGCAATAGGCGAAAACCATGCAAATGATATTCGTCTTATTAACTATTATGTATTTTTACTTAATGATGTTGAATTTAGTATACCAGAAACACATGCTGTAATTGAAGCGGAAGAAAGGGAAGGCAAGTATAAGTACCCTAGATACATTTATGATAAGTATACCGGTAAGTTTGATCAACCTAGAGATTGGATCAAAGATTTTATTAGTAAAATTGGCAATGATATTCGTCAAAATATGAAAGTCCGGCACAATGGTGAGAACATTCAAATTCCAAAGTCGAGAGGATCCAAAGCTTCTGATTCGAGCGAATCAGAAGATAGTGGAGGTGAAACATATAAAATTTGATAAGTTACTGGATAAACAAGTAGCTCATGATGATTTAATTTCTGTTGTAAAGAGAAACAATTATAGTAATGGAGCTTACTATAAGCGAGCAGAAAGGTTACAGAAGAAGATTATAAAAATGTTCTTAAAGATATTGCTTAGAGAAATAATAGATCATAAGGTTTTTTATTTCCCTAAAAAGATTTTGAGTTTACAGATAGGGGTAACATCAAGGCCTAAAACATATAAGTTTAAATATGATGCTCAAAATACAATAGCTGTTTGTATGTTAAGGACATCATTTAGATTTTTTAGAAAAATGAGTAAAGTCAAACCCTATATAAGATTGCAAAAGGATTATTATTATAAGATTAATAGAGAACACGCTAAAGGAAATCAATACTATAACAAATGAAAAAAAATAGTTTTTATACAGATCATCATGAGGTAATGGCTTCTCTTGGTTTATATTTGAAAAGGAAAGATTTTTCAGAAGTTGAAGTTATGCGATGGTGCCAGGAAGTAGAAACACTACATATCAAAGATCCTTCTACAATGTGGAGGTTTGAAGAAATAAAAATTGAAACTATTGACTACAATAGTGACTGGAAGCTATTTGAATTGCCTTGTAATGTATTCCGGTTACTAAATGTATATGAAGATCCTGATAATCCCATTAGTCATTTAAAGCATAAATGGCTTAACCAAAACAATAGGGTTTATAAGATGGTAGAGAATCGCAATCAAGATAGCATTTATATTAATTATATTGGTACACCAATTAGCGATGATGGAGTACCACTTATTTTAAAAACACATGTTCCTGCTTGTGAAACCTATATTCAAATGAAGTTGTATTGGGAAGATACACTTGATGGAAAATCACAAGTTGGTTGGCATTTGTCGAAAAAGTTTTCCGGACAAGTTACCCATTTAAAGAATGATGTTACTCATTTGGATGCAGAGCATTTCAATAGATTAAATGTTATCAATGGTGACATGATTGAATCTATTGGAAATATGAGGATATTGAATAAAATAGTTTAACAATGGACAGAGACATAAATATACCATCAGAAAAATGCGTATCTGATATTGATCCTTCTAAGTTTCAACTAGGCGATTTTACTTTTCCTACTATCAATATGCGTATTATTAATTTGGAAGGGAAAGGATATGTTTGTACTTCTTATCCCGGAAACAAATCTGCTAATAATCCAGGTGGAGAGTTGTTTTCTGTTCCTAATGCAACATTTGTCTCTGGGGTTGCATACAATGGTATATTGTATCTCTTTTCTGTAAAAGAGACTGGTGAAGGTGAAGTAGGGTGTTACCCTAGTCCTAAAAATTGGTCTGACAGTAATACAGAGTTTGAGGATGTATATAAGCCTTTGAAAGTATGGTGGGATGGATCATCTGTAGTTGATCTTACAACAGAGCATTTAGATTTATCTACTGATTACAATTACAATTTAGTTATAAAATTATTGTTTGATGGTACTATAAATATTTATGTTAGTGATTATGTCAATCCGAGCTATGTCATTAACACAGGCTTTGATCAAGAGGGTAGATATGTGATTACAAATCATACTTTGTCAGAAGTCAAATTAAAGGGACAAGCACAGATTATTCAAGGTTCACAAAAGCCAATTCAATCTGAGTTGATAAATGTTGAGAAGCAAGGTAAGTTACCTCCGGGTAATTACTATATCTATTTTGCTTATCAAGATAGTTTCTATAATCAAACAAGGTATTACAGTATTCTGTACCCGGTTACGATATATCAAGGTGATGAGTGGACTACTAAGGTAGGATTTAGAGACAAGGATAAGGATACGAATTTAATTTACGCGAATAAAAGTATACGGATTCAGCTTTCTAACCTTGACCCTAGTTATCATTCTGTTTTTGTTGGTGTAGTAAGATATAGTGCTGTTGAAAATTCATATCCGGTTGTTGATGCTTATGGAATAGATAAAGAATACATTATTGATTCAGATAAAAAGGAAATTGTTATTGACGGATATGAGAAAAAGATTATTAAAAGCATTTCTGATTTTTCTTTGTATGTAAACTACACAATATCTAAAGCGAGTAAAGTATTTAAGAAAAGAAATTGGATTGCTAACTTGAAATCTATTGAACATGACCGGGATGCTTTATTAGATTTTGCAAATAAAATAACTGTAGAACCGGTATTTGAAGATATTGGAGATAGAAAACTTGTAGATTATATTGATGGGCAGGGATCTTTTATGCAATTTCAGGATGAGAAATATATTGTAGACAAGCTTAGTCATGCTAGAGGAGAGATTTATCCTTATGCTGTACAGTTTTTATTTTCTGATGGGACTTATTCTCATGAATCTTATCCGATAAGGGGAGCAGACATGATAGATTTACATGATGATGGTTCTTCTGGATATAGTGGGATTGTTAATGAAGACCTCCCATATAAAGGTCTTGTACGTTTCCCACAGATACAATCACATGTAGATTATGTAGAAAAGGTAACAGCGCAAAGACAAAGTTTAGGAATAAAAATGAACCTTTGGAATGCGATAGAATATAAAAACAATAATCCGGAGTTGTTTAAAAATGTCATAGGTTACAGGATTATGCGGGGTGAACGCAAGAAAAACTTAATATATCAGGGGTTTATCTATAATACCACTTCTAAAATTGGTGATATTCCTGGATCAGTTTCTTCGGATAATACAATTAATTTAGTTGGGTCTGATGACTCATCTGCATATCATATACCAATATTTGGAAAAGGAAATGCATATAATAAAATGCAAAAGGTATTTCCTGTGGTTTGGCACAAAGGGCATGAAGATCCAAAAACAAGATATAGGGTACTGGATGCACTTATCGATAGGAAGCATTATGCAATGTTTTCTGCTGACTTTATTACCGAGTTGAACAAACAGTTGTCCAATGGTGAAACAGTCTATGTAAAGCCTATTATGGCTTTTGATAAAAGCTATTTTATTCCTCGTATTAATCAGTATAAGAATAGTCTTTGCAAATGGGATAATACATGGGATCTGTTTTATGGATATAATAGCAGTAGAAGCATGTTAAGCAGAGACTTTTATAATCCGGGTTGGTTTGGATTACATCTGTCACAAGAATGGCCAAATATAAATCCGGTTAATGAATCAGCTATAAAAATGAAGGCTTATAATGTTCTTAAAGGAATGCATAAGGGGCCGGGAAACTTTACTTCATGGTTAGGTGATGGAGCTAAAAGTGCAGATAAAGGATTTCATGAAAAGTGGATCGACCAAGAAGACCAATATCTTTATAATAGATCAAATCAAGTAGTGGATTACTTGGGTTTAGTATCTGAAGAGGGAGAAGTAGACCTAGAACTTAAAATGGTCAATGTTTATAAGAACGAAAATGACATACAGTTTTATGAGTCTGAGAAGAACAAATATAATCCTAGAGATGAATTCTATTTTCCAATATCTGATTTTATTAGTTTGGATAAACTATATAAATATAAATCATTTTTCAAAGGTGATGTTTTTCTTCAAAGGTCAGCCTTTAGAACTAATAGGTGGTATGGAGACCTAGAGTATGATGAGTGGGGGACTGTGGAATATTCTGACAGTGTTGATCTTAATAAAGATGTATTATATTATCATGGATTCTTATTGTCTATGATGACAGAGAATTTTAATAATGTACAGGCCCGTGGTAATGTCATTGGAACTTCTCCGGGTACAAACAATACAGTAGAATACACATTTTGGCCTAAATGTTTAAAACAGGATAAGCGAAAAGACAGTTATAGATGGATTGTAGAAAGCACTAATATCAATGATCTGTATGAAGCTATTTCGTTAAACTCTGGCTATTCTAAGGTGAATCCTGATCCATTATATCAAGGATATAGTTATGATAAACTTAATTATGTGACAAGATATCCTACGCGAATACACTATTCTAATCCACAAGTAAACAATGAGCTTGCAGATTCTTTTAGACAGTTTATGCCTGAAGGATATAGTGATTATTTGAATGATGGTGGTATAATGGCACTAGTTGAGCAAAATGGCCATTTGATTTCTATACAAAAAAACAGTATAAACATTCATAATGTAGATGAAAAGCAACTTATTTCGGAGCAAAACAATGAGAGAATATTAGTTGGAAAATCAAATTTCTTATCTCCGGAAGCATATAAAGTTTCTAGTTATGGAATCCATCATTCACAAGCTTTTACTGAAGGTTTAACCGGTGTTTATGGAGTACATTGGATGCGTTCAAGTAAAATTATCTGGAAGATTATTTCAGATGGATCATCTTTTCAAGTTATTGATTTAGCTAGAAGTAAAGGATTTAAAAGTGAATTTAGTAAGTATATAAATAGTTTGCAAGATCCTGAATTGACAGATAACATATTAAACGGACAAGGTGTTATTGTTTGGACAGACAAAAAGTATGGAGAAGTTAATTTTAGTTTTATAAAGCAAGGACAATCTCTTACTACTCCAATTATTCTAAATTCTGATGATTATATCTATGATGATACAGTAAGCTATGCTGATGGATCTATAGTGTTTTACAATGGTACTTATTATTACTCGATAACAAATCATAACAAAGGTAATACTCCGGGATCAGGTTATAGCTATTGGATACCTATATCATTGGATAATGCAATAAGCTTTGATCCTTTGTCTTCATATAACAAATATACTGTATTAAGGAATGATTCAGAAGGAATAATTATGGTCTTATTAGACAATTATGATCCTTCTTCTCCTTTTACTAAAACAGTTTATAAGCTGATGGATTTCACAATAAGTGATCCTAAAAATTATATGCGAGCTATTTTGCTTTCTAAAGACTTTAATAAAACATTTGTATTTGATGAATACTTAGATGCTTCAATAGGAACAAATGAGTTTTATCCATCGCTTGTTATAAAGGACTATGATAATACGTATATCAATTCTAGTTATGATG